TGGATCTGGTCTTTTGCCTGCTGGCGGTTCATGGGCCGCAATGCGTCGACGGTTGACTTCAGCGCATCGGACAACGTTTTAAGTTTCCCGATGGATTCGGAAACGCTCTGGATGCGCTCGTTGACGGTCTTAAGCGCTTCGTTGTAATGATCTGTTATCTTCTTGCGTTCAGCGTCCACTGATTTTTGCAGCGCTGAGAAAGCATCATTCAATGCCGTGCTCGCTTGTTGCTTCGCCGCCTCGGCGGCTGCCTCGGCAGCCTGGGTGACTGACACGAATGCAGGCGCCAGGTTGAGCAGTGCTTGCAGCGTATCTTCCGTCACGCCGTTCACTTGTCCATAAGATTGCACTAGATCGCGGAACTGATCGCGCGTTAAAGTTGATGACAGTCCTAATTTGTTAAGTTCTTCTGTCACTCTTTCTTGCGCGGGTGCCAGGCGTTGCGCTTCGGTAAGGAAGTTCTGCGCGAAGAAAGACACTTTCTGACTCAGCGCATCGACGCCACCGGCTGCATCTACGAATTCCGTCCGATCTTCGAATGATATTGATTGCACGAGTTTTTTGGACTCTGCAATCGTTCTATCGAGGATAACGACCGCGCTATCAACGATGGCATTGAACTCTATCCCCAACCTATTAACTGTTTGGATGGCGCTCTCTCCACGCTTGGACAGGCTGTCCACTTCCGGAATCAATCCGCGCGCCAGTTCGTCGGTGATTGCCGATATCTCGTTGGCTATCTGCTCTTCGGTTAGTAGCTTGCCTTTTTCGGACACCAGCTCTATTGATCGGCTGAATGCATCAATGCTGTCCACGCTCAGGCCAAGATCACGCCCAACCATGCGCAGGCTTGTTGAAACTTGCGTGGTCGTGTCGTTGATTAGTCCGATTATTTCTTTCGAAGATTTGGCCAGTTGATCGGCAAAGCTCTGTAGTTTTTCGTTATCAGTAGACACCGCACCGGTGACTGCATCAACACGGGCGAAGTCGTTCTTGTCGCTGCGGAAAAGACCGCCTTTAGCCACAAAATCAGTTTGCAGAGATCCGCTAGTGAATCCTTCTGCACCGACAGATCCAGATAAAGTCGTTCCTTTTTGCTTGAGCGGTCCGCGACCGAACAAAGCATTAACCAAAGGGATTACAGGCATCAAATCACCAATGATTGGAAGATCCCCTATGGTATTCATTACGTTACCAAAACCGCCACCCAATCTCTTATCACCAGCCAATGCCTTCAGTCCGGCCGTTGCAGCAGCGGCAATCATCAGTGGACCAGCAGCCGCAGCGAAGGCAGACCCCATGCCAGCAGCCAACCCGGCGCCAGCAGTCGCGCTCTCAGCGGCGATAAACGATGCCGCAGCAGATCCGCCAGACATGCCCGCGCCAAACGAACCGAGCAAACCACTGCCACCGATGGCGGACATTCCGCCACCTACCAGGCCATTTAATCCAAAGCCGCCCTTAACGAGCGATGTCGCATTCACCCCAAGGGATGCAATATCAAAACTGTTGGCACCAAGCCCAGTTCCACCCGTACCTCCGGATGCCATCGCCGAGCCGGGAATAGCGAACATGCTTGACAATCCAATACCATGGGCCAGTTTGAGTGCGGTAAATTCGGACAGGATGCGGCCAATGGCTGACTTGGCGTTGCGCCACATGCCATCCAGCCCGTCGCTGAAAAAATCAAAAATACTATTGGATAAGATCGATTGAATATTGCGGCCGGCTTGCACCAGCAATTGGCTGATTTCGTCGGTGGTTGTCCGGATAACGGCAACCGTTCCGGTGGTTTCCTTTTTTAGACTCTTTAGCGCTCGTTCATAATTCTCTATGCCGAGGTGAGGTTTGAGTGTTTCCAGTTCGGCCAGTTTGGCATTGTAGATTTCCTGCTTAGTTGCTACCGAATCGGTGATCGATTTGACGCGCGCAAGCTGTTCCTGCAGTTCTTTCTCTGCCCTGGTTTCCTGATCGATTTTGTCGATGAGCGGATCTGCCTGTTTGGATAGGCCCAGTTTGGCGGCCTCCATCTTGCGGATTTCCAGAGTTGTTTTGCCTACTTGCGCGGCCTCTTGCTGCAATCTTTCCATGAATTGCTGGGAGGCGGCGATGGTCTTTTTGATGGATGCGGTTGCAGCATCCTGTGCCTTTGGCATGTTCAGGGAAAAATCGATGGTCTTTTTGATGCCGCCGTCTACTACCTGCGCGGTTTTTTCCAGTTTCTCAAGATCTGCAATCCCATCTTCAATCCTCTGCTCAAGCAGGTCTGCTTGACGTTTATCAAAGATTAAATCGCCAATCACGGGAATATGTTTGCGGCTATTCAGAGATTCTAGCTCTGACCGAAATTCAGCAATCTTTTGTTTTTGTTTGTCTATCTCAGACAAGTTTTTATTGATACCGAACAATTGATTGATTGCCCGTGACGCTTTTTCTGCGGCCGGAGTCAATACAGAAGCGAGTGAATCTCCGAGGGTGATTGCGATATTATTAATCGAAGCCATTAACTGATCGATCTTAAAGCCAGGACTGGCAGCCATCTTGTCGAACGCATCTTGCGTCGATCCGGCCTTACTCCCCATATCTCCCATGATCTGGGAGAAATCTTTACCTGCCTGACCGGACAATGCCATGATCGGGACAAGCGCTTCCACACCACCGAACAATAGCGCAAGCTTATCAACATTGCCGTCCGTCTTTTGGCTTATATCTTCCAGGAAACCAGCAAAGCCCTTCGCTTGCAAACCGGCAGAATCAAACTGCAATCCAAGACCAGCAGCAAGATCTTCGGCTTCTTTGGTTGGCTTGGCTATTGATGCCAGGATCGCACGAACACCTGTGATGCTTTCTTGGGTCGATATTCCCTGCAAGGACAACGCTGCTACAGTTGCAACCAACTCATCGAAGCTTACATTCAGGGTTGCGGCTATTGGTGTTACTTTCCCGAGACCGGCAGATAACTCTTCCATAGTTGCTTTACCGGCTTTCATGCCGACAAAGAGCGCATCTGATACGGCGCCAACACTTTCCACCTTGCCGCTGTAGCTGTTCATGATATTCGTCAGCCCATCAACTGACGTGGCAAGATCAGTATTGCCGCCGATGGCTAGCTTATTTGCGGACGAGAGCAACTCTGTGGCTTTGGTTACATCAGAAGTGCCGGAAGAAATGATCTCGTAAAACGCCCTGGATTGTTCGACTGGCAATGTCCCGAACTGCGCAGACATGCTCTTTGCTGCGGCTTCCAGTCTATTAATATCATCAATCGATCCATCTATCTGGGTAGATATCTGCGCGATTGATTTGCTGAACTCCAGCGAACGAGCGAACGATTCGTTAACAGCCACCATCGCTCCGACTGCCGCAGCTGCTTGAGCTACCGCGCCTTTCATGAAATCTTTTACGGAAGAACTTGCCTGGTCAAAACTGCGCTGCGCATTTTGGGCGAACTTGAGCGCTTGCTGGCTCGATTTATCAATGCCTTGAGTATATTCCGCATGCTCCAAAGCTAATTTGACCACTAGAGATCCGAGTGCTGACATTACTGCCTCTCTCTGAATATGTTGAGCGCTGTTTCTTCCATCAATCTGACGTCGTTTAGTAACGATGGCCTGCGTATTTTTCGGATGTTTTGCATGTTCATGGCCGATTCGATGGCTGAATAATCCAGTCCGATGGCTCTGCCTTCCGGGGATATGTTCCACTGGGTTCCGATTGACAAGAAGAACACGACGGATGCCCAGTTTTCCGGCCACACTTCGCAGTCTTCCTGCCGATCATTCCCGGTCATGCTGCTCAGCGCCTGGTCGATAACCTCTTGCGGCGCATTGGCAGCCTTCAGGCCATCGATGACATCATGGTCAATGGCCAGGCTATTTGCCGATTTGTTGTCGCCAGCCCAATGGCGGGCGACCTCTATCAGTTTTTTTCCTTGGCCTTGATGATGGATTGCCAGAAGGTCATTGACATTGCGTACACGGCTTCTGGGATTTCCAGCAACGCTTCAAGGTTTTCATTGCTGAAGACCACTTCCTGACCATTTTCGTCAACCAGTTCCTTCCACCCGGCAACCACTTCACGCAGCACATCTGCTTGTTGCATGCCGCGCAGTCTGTCGAGTTCGGATGTTTTCTTCCGATGGAATGAAACGACAAACGATGATTTGTCATGTCCGCATTTGTCGTTTGGCGTCAGTACGTCGACATTCGCGCAGAATGTGGGGTTTTTTGCTAGTTTGAAAGCCATTTCCTGCCTCTTTTGTTTTATTGATTATGTAATTGCGATTTGTATTTCGTCGTTGCCTGCATTCGGTTGGAAATCCAGGCCCAATTGCAGATGAACGACGCCGTCCTTGTCCTGGTACTGAGGACTGATCAATTGCACTTTCGGGGCGCTGACGGTGATGATTTTCCCTGCGCCGCTGCCGTGGGTCATCGACAACGCGGCCAACGTGCCATCGCGCACGGTATCGTGCCAGGCTTTGGTTGCGATCGATGTCATTGGGATCGAGATGCTGCCGGACACTTTGCGGTCGGTGATCAGCACTTCTTCCAGCGTCGGCATGTTGCGGTACACGACGTTGTTGCCCAGGTCGACTGAGAATTCGTCAAATGCTGTGCTGATGCCGTGCAGCGTGAATGCGGTGGTGTTGACTTTGTTGACGGCCTGAGGGGCTTGGAATGCGGTGTAAACAGAGTCACTCGGCAAGGTGACGTCAGTGGTTGACGAGTAGAATCCGGTCAGTTTTACGCTGACCATTGGGATTCCACGGGCGTTCAGTGTGATGGTTGCCGTGCCCATGCAGCCGATCATTTTATGCAGCAATCCGTCGAGCCAGTAATAAATAGACACGGATTTGAATGACGCAGAAATCGGTTTGTAAGTCACGCTGGTAACGGCCACAACAGTTTCGCCATATCCGCACGCTTTCAGGATCGCAGCCCAACCCGGAACGGTTCCGGCTGCTGCTGCGCCGGCCAACTCGAACTCTATGGTCAGTTCGGCATGTACGGATACTTGTACTTTGCCATTTGATCCTAGGTACGGGCGGATGTTGTCGCGATCAACGAATTCAGCGACTACCGGCTGGACGTCGGATACTTTCGCAAGTATCGAATTCGCCAGTGATGTAGGCACCGAGTCCGTGCCGTTGGTGGTTTCCTCTTTGACTGCGAGAACTACGTTTCGCATTAGTTTCGATGCCATGCTTTCGTCTCCTTAAGTAGTCGTTCTGATTCTGAAATTTTGGTAATAGGCATATACGCCAGGAAGATCCTCGAATTGCGCATCGCCGGACTCTTCTTCCGTGATGAATCCTTCAATCAATTCCATCGCCGCTTGTATCGATGGCCGTAGCGTGGCAAGCTCGGTTTTGGTGTGCGCGAATGAGTACACGCTGACTACATGCTGGGTATAGCCACCGCCGAGCACCCAGCCGGTTTCTGGCGTGCTGTCGATCTCGAATACAATTGCGGGGAAAACTGGCTCCGGTGGCAGTTCTGCCGCCCAGGCGTTCGCCAACACAGCGGTGAGCGCCGTGTTGATGGTGGTTCCGATGGTCATGGTTATTGGCTTGCTTTGGCCAGGTCTTTGGTTAGGCGGGCTTCCATTGCGGCAATGGCTTCTGAAGATTTGTTCTCCAGAGCGGCCTGTATAAATGGCGTTGCATTGCGGTTTTTGGTATCGAATTCGAGAAAACTCCAATAGAACGGATCATTTTCGCGACGGGTGACGATACGTCCTGATTTATTTTGCGCAAGGAACTTGATAATCTTCTTGCCATTGCCGAGATGCCTGCCATGACGAACGCCCAGGTTGTATTGTTCCGTTCCGAGCGGGGCGTTGCGTTCTCGCTTGATGGCAATGTTGCGAATCAGCGCGCCGGATTTCTTAAGCCCGTGCGATTGGGCAATCGCCCTGGCTTCCTTCCTCAACACGCTGCCGGCAGAGGCCACCATGCGCCGGGAAGTCTTGAGCACCATGTCCTGACGCAATTCCAGGAATTT